CTGACTCTGGGGTGATGAAATTGGTAGACATGGCATGTTGTTTGCATGTTGCACACCGTGGGCAACTAAGTGTGTATCCTGGTTCGAATCCAGGCCCCAGAGCCAATTATTTGGTTTAAGCGAAAGTAATATTTATAATTGATGCTTAAAAAATAACCCATTTGCCTTCAAAATAAACACTTCTTGAACGAATCCTTCGTTTCTAATAGAAAATATTATCAACGTACTAAATATAACTTGTGAATAATTAAGCATTTTCGGAAGGAAAACTATGGAAAATTACAACGACATTGCTTATATTTTAAACACCTTTCTTTTACTTTTTAGTGGATGTTTGGTAATGCTAATGGCGGCAGGCTTTGCAATGCTAGAATCTGGATTAGTTAGGTCAAAAAATACGACAGCAATATTAACAAAGAATATAGGACTTTACTCATTAGCATGTGTATGTTTTTATATTATAGGTTACCAACTTATGTATGGTAGCATTTCAGATGGAGATCATTCAGGCATGGCTGATTTCTTTTTTCAGGTTGTGTTTGTAGCAACCGCGGCAAGTATAGTTTCTGGTACTATTGCAGAAAGAGCTAAGTTTTGGCCTTTCATGTGTGTAGTGCTTGTTTTAACCGCCTTTATATATCCATTGCAAGGTGCATGGACATGGGGCGGAGGATGGTTATCCGAAATGGGTTTTAGCGATTTTGCAGGATCTACTATTGTGCATTCAGTAGGAGGTTGGTGTGCATTAGCAGGTGCAATATTGTTAGGATCTAGAGCAGGACGTTACAATGAAGATGGAAAGCCTAATATGATGTCTCCTGCAAACTTACCTTTAGCAACTTTAGGTACATTTATATTATGGTTTGGTTGGTTTGGATTTAATGGTGGTTCCCAATTAGCGATGGGCACAAAAGCAGATGTAAATGCAATAGCAACCGTAATAGCAAATACAAATATTGCTGCATGTGCAGGTGCTTTAATGGCCATGGCAATGACTTATCTATTTTATAAACGTATAGATTTAACTATGATACTTAATGGTGCTTTGGCAGGACTTGTAAGTATTACCGCAGGACCAGATTATCCAACCATGTGGCTTGCATGTGTTATTGGTCTTATTGGTGGTGCGTTGTGTGTATATGCAGTACCATTATGGGATAAATTAAAAATTGACGATCCTGTAGGTGCATTATCTGTTCATTTAGTAGCAGGTATATGGGGAACATTAGCAGTAGGAATTTTTAAAGAAGATGCTTCTATTGTTACTCAACTATATGGTATTGCAGGTATTGGTAGTTTTGTACTTGTATCAAGTTTTATTGTTTGGGGTGCATTAAAATATACAGTAGGTATTAGAGTATCCGAAGAACAAGAAGAATCAGGGCTAGATTTTGAAGAATTTGGTACTCCTGCTTACTCACTTTCTAAAACATCAGCAGTTTGGAAGGGAGAAGTAGTTGCCGCTCGTGGAAAATTATTAACAACCGCAATAGTTAATTAATTCATTTGGGGCATAACATTTCGATAAATATTTAGAATAAGGAATGATATATGCCCCGACTCAGTCTTTGGCGACAAGATAAATCAAACGATTACAATTTTTTCGATTCTAACATTAGAGAACAATTTGATATAGGCGGAACTGCATTTTTAGTTCACAAATACTTAGGTCCTGAAAATGTAGGCGAACAAAACGATTCGTCGCAACCTAATCACCATGCTTCGATGGATGGTGCATCAGAATTAACAATTCAAGATATGTTATTAATGGAAAACAGGGATAGAAAATATGATCCTGATATATATGAACTACGTGGCATATATAATGTAAGTGATAACGATTTTGATCTTGCACAATTTGGTTTCTTTTTAACTGCTGATAATTTGTTTGTTTCGTTTCATATTAATGATATGATAGAAAAACTTGGTAGAAAACTAATGTCGGGCGATGTATTAGAATTACCACATTTACGTGATGATACATTATTAGATGAAGATAAAAACGGCATTAATAAATTTTATGTTGTTGAAGATGCAAATCGATCATCAGAAGGATTTTCTCAAACATGGTATCCTCATGTATGGAGAGTAAAAGTAGGACCAATGAACGATACTCAAGAATTTCAAGATATTGTTGAATCAGATAATGATATTTTTAGTACATATAAATCTGAAATAGAAATATCCGAAGCAGTAGAAAAAGGCGCTTCAGAAGCATATGATGGATATATTGAGACAGATCATTTATACGGACAAGACGATTATGGATATGGTAAAACATCATTAGCAAAAGGTACACAATTTCCTTCTTCTCCAGCAGACGGCGACGAATTTTTACGTACCGATTTTGATCCTCCGAGAATGTATGTAAGATCTGGATCTAAATGGGTATACGCTTCTGTTCCGTCTACAGATCCTACTTGGGAAGGTAATACATATATTCAGAGAAGATTTACTAATAACGATGCTACTATTAATAATTCAGATTCAAAACAAGGATTAAGTGCAGTAATAAAACCTAAGGCTGATGTATAATGGACTTTTTTTACGATAAACAATTTAGAAGATATATACAACAATTTATTCGTTTATTTTCTAATTTTGAAATAGAAATAGACAGAGAAACAGAAACATATAGAACTGTACCTGCAAGATATGGTGATTCTTCTAGAATGGTATCACATATTTTAAAACAAAATTCAGAAAATGTTATTAACTCAGCACCATTTATAAGTTGTTGGATTCAAAGTTTAGATTTAAATCCTGATGCAAGAAAATCTCCATATGAAACTCATAAGGTACAAGTTCATGAAAAAAAGTTTAATTATGCTACTAATACATATGATGACGAAATAGGAAATTCTTATCAGATAGAAAAACATATGCCAGTACCATATGATTTAACTATGCAGGTAGACATATGGACTAGTAATACAGAACAAAAATTTCAATTATTAGAACAAATTTTAACTTTATATAATCCTTCAGTTAATTTAATTTCTTCTAATAATCCATTTGACTGGACTAGATTATCTTATGTTGAATTAGTAGGTACACAATGGACTAATAGATCAGTACCTACAGGAGTTGAAGACACCATAGATATTACTACACTAACATTTAAATCCACAATACATTTATCGGTTCCATCTAAAGTAACAAAACAAACTTTAATACATACTATAATTTCAAAAATTATTACTGCTAAAGATTCGACCGAAATGACAACTTTTAGATCAGATGGCGACATAGCAGATGCACCTAAAAGTTACTTGGCAACAACATATAACGATAGATCTATTAATGTATCAGGGACTACTATTACCTTATTAAATGAGAATGGCGGCGAAAGTTCAGAAAAATGGGTAGATATATTTAAAGAACGTTCAGGAACGATTAGACCTAATGTAAGTCAAATTAAATTAATGGACGCAATTAATGAGACTGATTCTAGTTTTGAAGCATTAGGTACAATAGTTTTAGGTAGCGAAGACAACGAACTTACATGGACGTTGACTTCAGGTGCTCCGGCAGATACAGTAACAGCAGTTATTAATTTTGTTGATCCTACTGCTAATTATCCTGGCGATGGTACTTTTGCAGCCTTAGCAGTTGGACAACGATATCTACTAACAGCCGATCTGCCTGTTACTGATAATTGGGGGAGTTTATCGGGTGCAAAGAAAAATGATATTATTGAATATTTAGGCTTAGGCACAGGAACAGTTACAGTAGGTGCGACTTATAATGTTAACGCACAAGAAGCAGATCCTTCAGGTATTACGTTTAACAATGACGGAACAAAAATGTTTATTGTTGGTCCGAGCGGAGATGATGTAAATGAATACACACTTTCATCGGCATTTGATATTGAGTCAACAATTACTTTTGTAGATAGTTTTAGTGTTAGTTCACAAGAAATTAAACCAACAGCAGTAAAATTTAATGCCGATGGTACAAAAATGTTTATTACCGGAACACAACATAGCAATGTACATGAGTATGCATTGACAACAGGATTTGATGTATCGACTGCAAGTTTTACTCAAACAAAAGTTACCACTGTTGACAATAATAATTTTGGTCTTGATTTTAAACCTGATGGTACTAAGATGTACATTACAGGTAAAGATAATTACAAGATAAACGAATTTAATCTATCTACCGCATTTGATATCTCTACTGCAACATTTAATCAAGATTTAAATGTAGGCAATAACAATGATAGTTGGGCTTCTGGGGATTGGGAACCATTTGGTATAGAGTTTAGTACCGATGGCACAAGAATGTTTATAGTTGGTACCGGAGGTAATGAAGTAAATTTATATAAATTATCTACCGCATTCGACATTTCAACTGCAACATTTGAAGAACGTTATGTTACAGGAGGTAATCCGAGAGGTTTGCACATTAGTCCTGATGGTACAAAAATGTTTATTGCAGATAATGACAGTAAACTAGTAAGATCATATACACTTTCAATTCCGTATGTATTTACGGAATCAATGCCTGGCTGGGTAGTAAGTTTTGATTCTAGTGCAGTAACTGATGCAAACTTTACAACAAATAGTGCTAATAATAAAAAATACAAATGGGATGGAACCGAATGGAAAAGTTATCTCGAGGGTAACTTTTCGCCAGGGTTTTGGCGTGTATATTTATGATTAATGCTGTTGGTGCAATATTTTTATGTTATAAAACTTCTAGATTAATGCTTCAAATGAGATCTAATAATGTATCTCATTCTAATACATGGGCATTCTGGGGCGGAAAAGCAGAGAAAGACGAAATACCCATTGACACTTTAAATAGAGAAATTAAAGAAGAAATGGGAGAAATTCCATCCTTTAAAAAAATATATCCGCTTCATGTATTTAGATCAAATAAAAACGGATTTACATATAATACTTTTATAATTACTGTTGAAGACGAGTTTGTTCCTCGATTGAATATTGAGTCTAGTGGTTATTGTTGGGTTGATATTTATAGTTGGCCAAAACCATTACATAGTGGTGCTAAATTAGTTTTCCATGACAAATCTTGTATTAAAAAAATAAAAACAATTTTAAATTAAATTTGGTAAGTAACTTCTAATTTTGGCCAATCTTCTTGAGCTATAACAGGACTATAACTGTCGAATGTAATTCTTTTAGAAGATTCATTTGATATTAGATCTGTTCTGCTATCGTATATGATTATATAATGGTCACTACCTGGTGCCCAAAAAGTAGAATTTTCAGCAGATGCTCCCATAATCGTCCAAGCAACTGATTGACCAATAGTTACAGTCGAGAAATCGACCCTATCTATAACTGTACTATTAGCAGATCCAGGTGCCATTCCACCTGGAGTAGTCCAAGCTGTTGTACCTTTTATGTTATTCCAAGTAGGAGCATAAACACCTGTTATAAATGATGCTTGTGTAATTTCTCTAAGCTCACCTGTAGGATGAGTAGTGCCCCATGATGTTATATCTGTACACTTCATAAGTAACCTTATACCAATAATGGTTCCATTATTTACTGAGGGCATTCTAAATTTTAAATATATATGTCTTCTTTTGCCCATTTCTGCGTTAAGAAATAATTGTGTTCGGTCTGATTTATCAGTATTAGGATCATTTTCGTCTAAATATGTTGTTTGCCCTGTAGCAAAAGTTGTACTACCGCCAGGCGAAGATGTATATGTAACATATGTTTGCGGTTCGTATTCAACATATGGTATGCCATTATTTGTAGCCCATTTATATCGTATACCTACAAAACCTCTACCTCCCGATCTTCCTTGACCTTGAGCGGACGAAGTATAACCGGACCGGCCATAATCCATAAAACCAGAGGCGCCTCCTCCGCCATTTCCTCGAGTATTTGTACCAGATTCTAGACCTGTTATACTTAAACCAAAAAGTGTTACACCGCCTTCGGCTACTGCACCCCCTGCATCTGAAAATCGTTGACCGCTGACATTTTCATAAGGATTACCAGTGTAATTACCGTCTGTTCGACCTGGTATACCCAATGGCCTATGACCTGCATCCCATGCAACACCTGTTGCATAAGCTCTAGTCTCTACTAAAGACCAAGTAAGGCCTGCATGTAAAAAAGGTCCATCGTCGGGCATTCTTGTTTGACCTTGATTATAACTACCTACACTAAGATTGTATGGCATTCCTGCTAATCCTCCACCTCCTTGGCCTCCAGCACCATATTCTTTTT